ATAACTATGAGTGCAAATATTCCCTATACAAAAAGGGAAATGCAAATCATCAAAGCAATCCATGCGATTGATCCCAAAGCAGAAATCAGCATTAAGTCAAGGATAAATAATAGACTTGACTATAAATATGGTGGTATAGTGTTCTTAAATTGTACACCAATAACTTGGGATGAAGTTATGGATAAGATTGATGAAGAAGAAAGAAGACCTTATTAATCGACCTGCCCATTATACCAAGGGCATAGAGACGATTGAATACATCAGGTCATGGGATATGGATTATGTTCGTGGGAACATCGTAAAGTACGTTACCCGATTCCCTTACAAAGGCACACCTATACAAGACTTAGAGAAAGCTAAGTGGTATCTCGAATATCTAATTAAACAGGAAAAAAACAAATGACAAACCAAATCCACAATAATGGTGGTAACTACAGTAGAGTAGGTATCATACAAAGAAATGAAGATGGTGATGCTTTATGTTGCCCTCATTGTAAATCAACTCACCTGATTAAAGCAGGAACAGATGGCTCAGAAAAACAAAGAAAAAGGTGGAAGTGTAGGACTTGTAATAAGAAAACATCAAACCCTGAAGTTATAAAGAATTACGAATTAGAAGAAGCTCAGAATCTTGATTGGTCCACAGAAGAACTCATCAATGCAAGAACAGAAGTATTTAAAAGAAAAGAAGCCAGAGAAAAATCTGAAAAGTTTATTAATATAAAGATAAATGATAAGAAACCTATTGGTTTATATATTCAAGGCGATCCACACGTTGATGATGATGGTTGTGATTGGGTATCACTTAGAAAGCACATAGATATAGTCAATGATACAGAGGGTATGTATGCCTGTTCTGTTGGTGACTTATCTAACAACTGGGCTAGACGTGGTAAGTTAGCAGGTTTATGGTCAGACCAAACGACCAATGGCGAACAACAATGGCAGTTAGTAGAATGGTTAGTCAATGCAACACCTTATATATTTATCGTTGCAGGAAACCATGATATGTGGGCTATGGAGGGTGATCCGATTACTTGGATGTGTAAACCTCTAAAAACTGTATACTCTAACCACAACGCAAGACTTAAAATCAAACTACCTAAACACGAAATAAAGGTAAATTGTTCTCATAATTTCAGAGGACATTCCATGTACAATACAGCTCATGGTATTGTTAAACACGCATTGTTTAATGCAAGAGACCACTTACTCATAGCAGGTCATACTCATGTATCAGGATATTCACCTATCAAGGATGCTAACTCAGATAAGATTATGCATTGTGTACAGGTTGGCTCGTATAAGAAATACGATAACTTTGCTAAACAACTTAATCTTCCATGTAAGATGATGTCAGCTTGTGCTGTTGCTGTATTTAATACTGAACTCACAGAAGACCATCCAGACTTTATTAAAGTATTTTGGGAAGTACAAGAGGGTGCTGATTATCTTAATTATCTAAGAAGTAAAAAATGAAACCAAAATTAGTAGTGATAAATTGGGAAGATGCAATCACCCCAACCTCTGGGTGGACGAATATAAAAGAATTAGAAAATACATTAGCTGACTGTATATCAATCGGATTAGTCGTTGAAGAAAACGACAAAACTATAACTCTTGTTAGTCACATCTCAGGAAGTGATACACAAGTAGATATAGATGGGAGTCTCGTATTGGATAAGTCTTGGATTAAATATAGAAAAGACTTACCTCTACCTAAAGAGACAATTAATAAATTAAAGATATGGTTATTGGAGAACGCAGATGCCCAGAAAGATAAGTAAAGAAGACGAACAAAAATTTATAGATTATTACCTAGAGGGAGAGACAGCAGGTAATGCAACACAATCAGCTAAGAAAGCAGGATGGACATCTAATCCAACACAGATGGGTTCATATCTTAAAAAGAAATATGCTCATGAAATCAGAGAGAAGAACGAAGACAGAATCACATCAACATCTGGACTAGCTATTACAGTCCTACAAGACTTGCTTAGATCAGAACAAGATGCAGTCAGACTCAATACAGCAAAATTAGTTTTAGAGATGGGTGGTTTTAGTTCTCAGAATATAAATCTGAATGTAGATAAAGCTACACAAAAGAGTGATGCTGAGTTAATTGAAGAATTACAAGGTCTAGTTAGCAAGATTCCTGCTCTAAAACCTAAATTAGCTATGATTCAGGACAATACAGAGGATGAATCAGGTGATACCCCTGAAAAGGACTCTACAATGGACGAGAATAGACTTACACATTAGTGGGTTATAATCGTACCAGATACTTCATTTAAATCGGATTATGGCGATTCTAGGGCTACTTTTTTTATAAGTTTTGGCTATATATGATACCAGAACCTAAAATTGCCAATCCAACACCATTCACAAAAGAAATCGGGTGATCTTTAGTTTTGATTCCGACAACCAACCAACCTAGCACACCTAAAAACTGCACATAAAGATTCATTGGATAATAATTAAATGATGTCAAGACTAACCCACAAGAGAGGATAAGTGAGCTAGTCCATTTTAGTTTATTCATCCCCATTGATTTGCCATGGCTTCAGCAATGCCAGGATAAAACTTACTTCTTTCTTTTCCTTTACCCGAACCTAACCAATGTATTCTCTCTCTTTGACTCATAGGCAGTTTCATCATTTCTTCTTTTACATTGTTGGTTTCTTTTAATTTGGGTAAATTTTTTAACCACAAACAAGTTCTTTTCTGTTCTAAATGACCAAACTGATATGGGTTTATGGTTTGGTCTGATTTTCTAATTCGACTTCCAATAACACTTACAGGGTTTTCTATTGCTATTTTTTCTATCGGTGCATCCATGAGTTTTCTAACAAAATCTAATGCGTCTTCTCTTAAATAAATCGGCTTTTTACCTTCAGTAAACCATCTCGCCCCACTTACTGATAAATGTGTGCAGGGTGGATGTGCAATCATCATATCCCAATCATCATAGAGGACATCGAAAATATCTCCTTGATAATGTTTACCCTCTGATTCTGTAGGTAGAATATCGCAAGACATTACATTATGTCCTTTTTTAGAAAAGGCATTTCTTACTATCCCTGAGTATTCACAAGCTATTAATATCTTCACTCATCACCGATTTTGGCTAATGCATTAATCTCAATGTTCTTTACAAACTCTAATGTTTCCATGTAGGGTTTTTTAAATTCCATATAATCTTTTTTATCCATACCTAAAAACTCTGGTCGATTATCATCATCATAAATGAATTGTCCTGTACCCTCACAATGATAGCACTTGTCGATACTATCTTTAGATTTGACTACCCCTCTGCCTTGACAGAAAGGACAGACAGTTAAGATAACCTCTCTCAATGATAAGTTAATGAAGTTTCTAATTAGATATTTATCCCCTCTTATTTCTTTTGGGTTTACATGTTTGAAAAATATATCGCAGACTTCCTCGTAGATATCATCGAATACCAATGATCTCGCATAGTTGTTGTCTGTGTATTTCGCCATGAGAAAATCGTATTCTCTGTTGTCCAATCCCCTAGTTCCTAAAAAGTGAGCAATATCTTCAGAAGTAATAGCATCGTGATTACCACTAGAGAGTTCATAGTTCATGGACTTTGCAGTCAGAAGTGATAGTAGATCAGCTTTCACGTTTCTTACCTATCTTTTTCCTCTCTTGTTCTACCCTTGTGCCTATTGATTTCAAATAGTCATCACCATGTAGTTTGTATTGCTCTATCATATAGTATTGTAAGTTAGGATTCAAACCCCAGGGGAAATGAGTTTCTCCAATTCCATTAGACTTTGGCTCTGCATCCTCTATTTTATACAGTATTCTAACGTCTTCATCAGACCATCTCTTAGTTCCATCTATGTTTTTACATTCTAAATCAAATGCTTTAGCATCGAGTCGTGTTAAAAACCAACCCATTATATTCTCCAAATTCTGTATCTATCGGTTGATAATTTTCTAAAACTTAGTGCAACCTTTTTCTTCCATGCATGTTTTCTAACAGAATTAACGATCTTGTAGTTGTCTACTACAAATGAATCTCCCTTATCCATATCCAAGAAAGCATCAACATATTCTTTATACTTACAAGGTCTACCATTGTTTACTATCGGTATATTTTTCTCAATTTTTATCATTAATAATTAACCTCTCACTTTCAATTAATGTTCTCATTGTTTTGACATATGCTTCAGTCCACATGTCTCTACGTTCTTGTTTGCTTAGATTCTTGCCATTATCCATTTCATAATGACACCTGTGGCAAAGAGCAACAACAAGGGAATCAGGTGCTTTTAAACCCATTCCCTTGCCATGCTTAGATTGGTTTGAGTGACAGGCACATACAGTCCCATCACTCGCACCACAATGCTGACAGTCTAGTTCCCTCATAAGTTCTAAAAGTTTTTTGTTTCGATACACTAGAGTACCAATGACCAAAAGATACTAATAGCTGACACAAATATAACTGCTTTAACTACATCAGGTAGTTGATTACAAATCTCTGTGATCTTGTCTATCATTTTCTCCCTCCGATTCTTTTTGCATTTCGTCTAGTGAGCCACTGATTGTATTATCTAAACCCTCTATTTGAGATTCACAGAATCTAATTACAGATTGAACAGAATGTCCTTTGTAACCTTGTTTTACTATGTCTTCTCTTAGTTTAGTGCAAAAGTTTTTAGTTTGTTCATAGGCAATTTGTTGCCCTATCATCCTATCTATACTCATTATTTTCCTCCCATTGATTTAATTGATTTAGAACATTTGACTGTTCTTCTTGTCTTTTACCATGTGTTTTACCTCTCAGTAAAGGATTATCTTCTTGTATTTTTCTTCTGGCTCTTGTAACCGATTCAGGTTTAGCAAGATATCCAATTTGCATAACATCAAGAAAATCCCTCG